GGCCTGAAGGGTGCCTCCGTGGCCGTCTCGTCCACGGGCGGCGGGATCGCCAGCGTGGGGGCCTCCAAGGGCGGCCTCGGGGCCATCGCAGCCAGTGGTGGCGGAACGGCGTCCGTCTCGGTGATGAGTGCCCGCTATGGAGCGGCGCTGCTGTCGGGCGGCGGTGTGCTCACGGAGGTGGCGAGCACTCAGCGGTTCGGAGGCTTCGTCGCGACGGGCGGCGGGGTCGTTGTGTTCGCGTCGGAGATCCCCGCGTCAAACCCGCCATCCAAGTCGCACCGCTTCACCGGCATCTGTCGTGTGTCGACTTCTCACGGCAATCGGGGCCATGAGTCTCGCGGCCGGCAAGGGGGAAGGCGATGAGGATCCTCTGGGTCAGCAACGCCCCGGAATCGAGGTCGGGCTACGGAGGCCAGACGCGACAGGTCGGCCGGCGGCTCCGTGACGCGGGGCACGAGGTCATCTTCGCGGCCAATGACGGGCATCGCGGGGTTGCGCGCTGGGGACAGGGCCAACTCGGGCCGGATGACCGCGGGGCGATCGTCTTGGGGATGGGCAACGACCGCTACGCGCGCGACGTCGTGCGGGAGCACATCGGCCGGTTCTCGGTGGATTGGGCGATCAGCCTGTACGACGCCTGGGTCTACGTCGAGGGTGGGCGCAAGGATCCGTTCCACGGGCTCCGCGTGGCCGGCTGGTTCCCGGTAGATCACCAGCCCGTTCCTTCGGTCGTCGCGGACTGGGCTCGGACGCACACCCCGATCGCGATGAGCCGCTTCGGGCAGAGCCAGCTCGCCGAGGCGGGCATCCGCGCCCACTACGTCCCCCATGCGCTCGAGCCGGTCTTCCACCCGACGTCGGTTTCGCCCGGCTACGGCGGCTCGTTCCGGGCCGCGCTCAAGGTCCCCGACGACGCCTTCGTGGTCTCGATCGTCGCGGCCAACATCGCGGGGCGGCTGTTCGACCGCAAGGGCTGGTCCGAGATGATCCAGGGCCTCGCCCCGTTCATGCGCCGGCACCGCGACGTCTATCTCTACCTCCACACCCTCGAGATGGGCGTCGAGGGTATCCCGCTGCCGTTCCTCCTCCGGCGCTGTGACGTGCCCTCGGATCGCATCCGCTGGGTCGACCAGTGGGCGGCGAAGATGGGGATGATCGGCGACGACGACATGGCCGCGATCCACAGCGCGGCGAACGTCCTCCTCCTCACGTCACGGGGCGAGGGGTTCGGTATCCCCGCCATCGAGGCGCAGGCGTGCGGGGTTCCGGTCATCGTGTCCGATTGGACGGCGCAGGCCGAGCTCGTCGGGGCCCCGTGGTCGGATGATCCTGAGAGACGCGGCCTGCGGGAGCACCCGTCGGGCTGGTCGGTCTCGGTGCAGCGGATCTACGACATGACGCAGGACGCCTGGTTCGGCGTGCCGCGGATCGAGGAGATCACCGACGCCCTCGAGGAAGCCTATCGCCGGCGTGATGACGCGAGTCTCCGCGACGGCGCGCTTGCGAAAGCCGCCGAGTACGGCGCGGACAAGGTGTTCGAGGAGAACTGGTTGCCGGTTCTCGCCGAGATGGAGGCCGAGATCAACGCCCAGCGCGTGACCGAGGTCGCGAAGCTCTCGCGCCGGGACCGCCGAGCGGCGGCAGCGATCAAGCGGAGGAAGGTCGCGTGATCTCCGTCATCACGGCCTCGCTGCCGACGCGCTCCGCGATGCTCGCCGAGTGCGTAGCGTCAGTGGCCGCGCAGACCCTCGCACCGATAGAGCACCTCATCAGCGTCGACCACGCCCGGGTGGGGTCGAGTCGGACGCGCAACCGCCTCATGCAGGCGGCAGGGGGAACGTGGATCGCGGTCCTCGATGACGACGACGTGATGTTCCCCGACCACCTCGCGGCGCTCTGGGAGGAACGCGACCGGGCCGACGTTATCTACTCGTTCTGCGAGGTGACGGGCCGGAGCTGGAACCCCAATCGGACCTTCGACCCGGACGTTCTCCGGGGTAGCAACTACATCCCGATCACGACCCTCATCCGGGCCGATCTCGTCCGGGGCCTTGGCGGTTGGCAGGACGGGGCGAACGGATGGGAGGACTGGGACTTCTGGCTCCGTGCCCTCGACGCCGGGGCGAGGTTCGTCTGCGTGCCCCGGATCACCTGGCGGTATCGCTTCCACCGTGGGAACAAGACGACGGTCGGAGAGAAGGCGGCGGCATGAGGATCCTCCTCACCGGCGTCGCGGGCTTCGTCGGCTCGCACCTCGTCGAGCACATTCAGGCGAACACTGACTGGCAGATCGTCGGGCTCGCGAGCTTCCGTCACCGGGGCGATCCCCTCCGCCTCGAAAGCGCCGGCCCCTCGTTGACGATCCACCACGCCGACCTGACCGCGCCCATCTCCCCGCGGCTCATGGATCGGATCGGCCCGGTGGACTTCATCGTCAATGCCGCTGCCGAGAGCCACGTCGACCGCTCGATCGCGGAACCCCGACCGTTCGTGGAGAACAACGTCTCGGTCGCCCTGACGATGCTCGAGTACGCCCGTGAGGTGAAGCCCCGCGCCTTCGTCCAGGTCTCGACCGACGAGGTCTACGGCCCAGCCCCAGCGGGGGTGGAGCACGCCGAGTGGTCGCCGATCCTGCCGTCCAACCCCTACGCGGCATCGAAGGCGGCACAGGAAGCCCTCGCCATCGCCTACTGGCGGACCTACGGCGTGCCGGTCGTCCTGACGAACACGATGAACAACTTCGGGGAGCGGCAGGACCGCGAGAAGTTCATCCCGACGATCCTCCGTTCCCTCCGGGAAGGCTCCGAGGTCACGATCCACGGGCGGCTCGGCGAGGTCGGGAGCAGGTTCTATCTCCACGCCCGCAACCACGCGGACGCGATCCTCCGCCTTCTTGAGGGGACGCCTTCCGCATACCCCGATTCCGATCGTCCGGACCGCTACCACGTCCGGGGCGAGCGCGAGGTCGACAACCTGACACTCGCCAAGATGGTCGCGGGGATCGCCGACATCCCGTTGCGCTACCGGTTCGTGGACTTCCACTCGGCGAGGCCCGGACACGACCGCCGCTACGCCCTCGCCGCGGACAAGCTGACCAAGCTCGGCTGGATTCCCCCCGTCCCGTTCGAGGCATCGCTCGCCCGGACGGTCCACTGGTCCCTCGCCCATCCGTGGTGGCTTGCGTGATCGTCACCGCTGCGCTCGTGTGGTGGGACGAGCCCCCGGAGCTCCTCCGGGACTGTGTCCGGGGATTGGCGAACACTGCCGACCGCCTCGTGGCCGTGGATGGCGCCTACCGGAGATACCCCGGCGGAACACCTGCCAGCCCGCCTGAGCAAGCCGAGGCGATCCGGGAGACGGCCGCCGAGTGCGGGCTCACCGGCGAGATCGTCGTCCCGGCCGAGCTGTGGTCGGGTCAGGTCGCCAAGCGGGCGTTTGCCCTCGGCCGCGCTGCTGAGGGATCGGACTGGGTCCTCACCTCGGATGCGGACTGGATCGACCACGCCGAACGAGAGCCGGTCCGGGCAGAGCTCGAAGCCCTCCTCGAGACCGACGCGGTCGCGATCGCCGTCGAGTTCTACACCCCGCCCGGAGGGAGCTACGCGACGAACTGGCACGTCCGGGAGGCAGGACAGCGGTACTTCCTCGGGCACTTCTTCCGTGCCCTCCCCGGCCTCCGCTGCGAGCTCCACCACGGCGGGTTCACGGCGCTCGTGAATGGGCAGCGCCACTGGATCTTCCAGTTCAATGACGAGAGGTATCCGTACCTCGCGCCGGTCCCGATGCAGGCGCCCTATGAGGTTGAGCACCGCAGCCTGACCCGTGACGAACTGCGGATCCTGCGAGGGCGTGCGTTCTGCAACGATCGGATCGGGGTCTGGAACGCGACCGGGCAGGAAGACCACGTCGAGGGCCTGGCCGAGCCCGTCTTTGACTACGAAACGATGCCGTACTGATGGTCACTGCGACCGAGGCATACTGGACGCACCACACCACCCGCTCGGAGCCATTCCGTTCGGCCGGCGAATCGCTCGCCTATCTCGACTGGCGAGACACCGAGTACCCGCTCTTCCACCGACTCATGGGCCTGTGGGGAGATCACTCCGAGCATACGGTCCTCGACTACGGCTGCGGCCCCGGCAACGATCTCGTGGGGTTCCTCGTCCACGGTCACGCCCGCGAGGCGATCGGCATCGATGCCAGCCAGACGGCGCTCGACCTCGCGGCATCGCGGCTTGCCCTGCACGGCCTGACGGCGACCCTTCTCAAGGTGAGCGATGACGTGCCGGTCGTTCCCCTCCCCGATGGGTCGGTCGATCACATCTACTGCCAGGGCGTGCTGCACCACGTCAGTCACCCAGCCGAGATCCTCGCCGAGTTCCATCGAGTCCTGCGCCCGACCGGCGACGCGGTCGTCATGGTCTACAACCCCGACAGCATCCATATCCGCCACAACTTCGGCATCGCTGATCGGGCGGCAGCCATCGACGCCTTCCAGCGCAGCGCCGACGGCGGAGCCCCGGTCGCTCGGACATGGAGCCGGGCCGAGTTCTCGGCACTCTGCCGCGGCTTCCGGGTCGAGTACCGCGGCGGCTTCTATACGCAGGACGAGATGACCGCCTGGTCCGGCCCTCGGCTCGGCTTCCTTGCGGGCCTGCGCGATGTCGGAGGGTTCCCCTACCGAGGGGCGTATCCCGCTGGTCCGGCCCTCGGCTCGGCTTCCTTGCGGGCCTGCGCGATGTCGGAGGGTTCCCCTACCGAGGGGCGTATCCCGCTGGCCTCGGCGCCGTCTACTCCCTGCGGCCATGACCGACTACGCCGCCAACTACGATCGGATCGCCCACGATTGGGCGGCACATTGGCGCGCGACGGGCGAGAACCCTTGGCAGCCGCGCCCCCATGTCGAAGCGATGTACGCGGCGACCCTCGATCTCGTCCTGCGCCACAGCCTGCCCGGAGCGGCCGTGCTCGACGCCGGCTGCGCGATGGGCGAGTTCATGGATCGCATCCCCGATCGGCTGGTCAGCGGCATCGACATGAGCGGCGAGTTCGTCGGCATCGCCCGGGAGCATGGGCGCGACGTCGTTGAGGGCCGACTCGAGGCCCTGCCCTACCCCGACGGGTCGTTCGATCTCATCGTCGCGACGGACATCCTGGAGCACGTGCTTGACCTCAACGCGGTCGTCGCCGAGCTGCTGCGCGTGCTGCGTCCGGGGGGCGTCATCGTTGCCCGGAGCCCCAACGACGAAGACCTCTGGCCGTATCTCGCTGCCGAGTATCCCTACCAGTTCGTCCACCTGCGCCGGTTCGACGAGCCCTCGCTCCGGCTCCTCTTCGGGCGCATCTTCGGCTGCGAGATCGTCGAGACGCGGGTGGTCCCTACCGAGGCCGAGCCGAAGGGCGAGATCTGCATCGTGGCTCGTCGACCATGATCGTCTGCATCGGCGACAGCATCAGCTCCGGCCAGCACGTCGCGCCCGAGGCGTGCTGGGTGTCGCTCCTTGGCTACACGGGTGCCGGGGTGCCGGGTGACACGACCCGGATGGGCCTCGAGCGTTTCCCGGCCGACGTCCAGCAGCGAGCCCCCGAGATCGTGGTCATCCAGTTCGGCCACAACGACGCGAACCGCTGGGCAACTGATCGGGGCCTGCCACGGGTCTCGCCGCCCGCCTTCCACGCCAACCTCACCGAGATGGTCGAGCGATGCCGCAAGTTCGGGGCCGTGCCCTACCTCTGCTCGGTCACGCCGTCGTTCCGGTCCGAGGAGCACGCCCGCGACTGCGAGCGATACGACCACATCCTGCGCCGGGTGGCGGACGAGACGACGACGCGCCTCATCGATGTTCGCCCGCGTTTCGATGCCACGCTCATCCTGCCCGACGGGCTGCACCTCAACGAGGCCGGCCACCACCTCTACGCGGAGATTGTGAGGCAAGCCCTGTGAAGGTCGCCTACACCGGCCGCGAGAGCCTGGAGACGTGCTGGCACGTTCTCTCGGGACTGGGCGTGGAGTTCGTCGAGTGGGACGCCGCCGACCTCGGGATCAGCGCGGGCGGGAGCCACATCTTCAGCCCGGCCGAGATCGCCGCCTGCCGCCATGGGATCGTCAACCTCCACATGGCTCCCCTCCCCCACTACCGCGGTAGGTACTCGGCCGGCCACGCCCTCCGCAACGGCGAGACCTACTTCGGGGCCACGCTCCACTACGTCGACGCGGGGATCGACACCGGCCCCGTCATCGCGGAGCGCCTGTTCCCCATCGAGGACGACACGGTGGAGAGCTTGCGGGAGAAGGCCCGCCTCACGGCGATCGAGCTGTTCCGATCATGGGCGCCGCGGCTCATGGACGGCCCCGTTCCGAGCTGGAGGCAGGACGAGACGAAGGCCCGCTACTACGACCGGGCCTCGCTGGTGCTGCTGTGATCATCACCGCCGCTCTCTCCTGGTACGACGAGCCGGTCGACGAGCTCGTCGCGTGCGTCGGGGCGCTCGCGGGCGTGGCCGACCGGCTGGTGGCCTACGACGGGGCGTACCGGCGTTATCCCGGCGGGAAGGCGCGCAGCCCGCGCGAACAGGTGCGCGCCATCCAGACGACGGCCAAGGCCGCCGGCATCGAGTGTCTCGTGATGCAGCCGAACAAGCCGTGGGCCGGTCAGGTCGAGAAGCGGACGCACCTCGTCAACGCCGCCTGCATCAACTCGGACTGGATCATGATCGTCGATTCCGACTACGTCGTCCGACCGAACGGCGCCGACGTCCACGCCGAGCTGGACGCCTTCACCGAGGCCGTCATCGACATCCCGTATGTCTACCCCTTCGACCCCGCGGCGCAGATGGAGGAGGCCGCCGCGACGGCCTGGGCGCAGGGCCTCGCCGGCAAGTCGGTCCTCACGCCGCACTTCATCCGGGCCGTGCCGGGCATGCGCTACGAGAGCTACCACTACCGGCTCTCGGGAATCGTGAACGGGCGGCGCGAGTGGCTCGACTTCAGCGACCCGACCGACCACAGCTACCCGTACGCGCCGCATCACAAGGGCCTCGCGAGCTACGAGGTCGAGCACCGCTGCATGCTACGGACGCCGGAGAAGGTGCTCGGCAACCGGGCCTTCTGCAATGACCGCTTCTGGATCGTCGCGGCGACGGGCCAGGAGGACGACGTCCCGGGTCTCGACCCCCCGGTCTGGGAATACGAGCGGCGGCTCGTCTGATGCTCACCTGCGTCGTCACCTACAACCGCCTCGCCTATACGCAGCGGTGTATCGGAAGCCTGCTCACGACGGCCCGCAAAGCCGACCGGATCATCGTCGTCGACAACGCTTCGACCGACGGCACGCGCGAGTGGCTCGCGACCCTCCCGATCCCGGTGATCTACAACCCCGACAACCGCTACCCCGGAGCCGCCACGAACCAGGGCTGGGACGCCGGGCTGGCGCTCCGGGGCGCGCGGCTCGTCCACCGCTCGGACAACGACATCGAGTACCTGCGGGGCTGGCAGGCCGAGGTGGAGCGGGCGTTCACCGACGATCCCGGCCTCGCGCTCCTCGGCATCCTGAACCTCCACGAGGACCACGGCGAGCCTGCCGTCGACGCGATGGGCGTCACTCCCGCTGCCCGGGTCGGAGGGAACGTCGTGATGCCGTCGCGCCTGTTCCGGGACGGTCTGCGCTGGGACGAGCGCCCGTGGGGCAGGGGCATCGACGAGGACGGCCCGATGAGCTGGGCGGCGGTCAAGCACGGCACCGTGGCCCGGCTGGTGCGGACGGTTGCCAACAACATGGCCTTCTGTCGGTACGCGGACTACCCCGACTACTACGACGCGACGGCCGCGGCACGCGGCTATCCGAACCCCGCGGCGACGGTATGAAGCTCTCGATCATCGTCCCGACGATCTCGGGGCGGGAGGACAGCCTCGCGATGGTCCTCGCGGCCTACCGGGAGCGGACGCCGGGCGAGGTTGAGATCGTCACCCCCAAGGACTACCCCTGCTGGCCGGCGGCCTGCAACGCTGGCCAGCTCCTCGTGACGGGTGATGTGATCCACTTCGGGGCCGACGACCTAGAACCGATGGCGGGCTGGGCCGAACCGATGTTCGCCTGTCTCGCGGAGGGCGAGATCCCCGCCCCGCAGCTCTGGGACTTCGCGTGGTCCGACACGCCGCCGGTGAATGAGAAGGCCGATGGTCCGCCGGGCACGGTGACGGTGTTCACCCGCGTTCCGTCACTCACCCGCGAGATGGCCGAGGCGATCGGGCCGTGGCCGATCATCGACTACTACTCGGACAACTGGGTCAGCGATGCGGGCCGGCATCACGGCTACCCGACCCGCGTCATCGCGGGCTATCGGTTCGTCCATCACTGGTCGCAGGTCGGGCGCCTGGATGCGGGCGACTGGGTGTCGCGGAGCATCGGCGCCTACAACGCCGAGCGGGCGAAGCTCGGCCTCGGACCGGTGGTGCGATGATCCCGGTCCTCGGGGTTCCCACCCTCTACCGCTACGACCTCCTCGAGCGGATGCTGGCCTCGGTCGACGAGACCTGGGACCGCCTCGTCGTCATTGACAACGGTGGCAAGTGTCCGCCGCTCTGGAAGGCGCACGTCGTCAGCCTGCCGGCGAACCTCGGAGTACCGGCGAGCTGGAACCTCATCATGAAGGTCACGCCCGACGCGCCGTGGTGGGCGATCGTCAACGACGACATCGAGTTCGCAGCGGGCGATCTCGCGAGTCTCTGCGAGGCGATGGCCGATCCTGCCCCAAGGGTCGTCACCCTCGATGGGTTCGGGGCGTTCGCGATCAACCGGGCCTGCGTGGATAGGGTCGGGCTGTTCGATGAGAACTTCGTTCCGGCCTACTGCGAGGATGCCGACTACGAATACCGCTGCAAGCTCGCGGGCGTCCCGATCCTCTCGATCCCGGCTGGTCTCCGGCACGATCGCTCGACGACGATCGCGGAGCCTCGATACAAGGCGGAGAACGACCGGACCTATCCCCTCAACCGGACGTACTTCGGGGTGAAGTGGGGCGGCGATCTCCGGGGCGGGGAGACCTTCGACAGCCCGTTCGATTCGGGCGCCGGGGTCGACGAGTGGTCGCTCGACTTCCCCCGCCTCCGGGAGCAGGCGTGGCATGGCTAGGATCGTCTGCGGCTGGTGCCACCAGCCCACACCCGAGGGACGTTGCGAGCATTGCGGCCACGAGGCGGCGTTGCCCTGGACGCAGCGCGGTCGGACGCCCCCCGTGATCGGCGGCGACGATTCCCCCGGGCGGCCGGCCCTCAATCCGGTCGTCATCCGGCACCTCTACGACGAGGCGAAGGCGGGCCTCGTCCGGCAGGGTCGGGAGCCGACGGTCGAGGCGATTGCGGAACGGCTCGACCGCAGCCCCCGGACGGTCAGCGGCTGGCGGCGGCGCTATGACCTCCGATGACTTCCGCTTGTCTGCGGGTTCTCCACCTGTTATCAGCGCCCTCTTGATCGGAGGATGACATCGTGGCCACTGCCGTCGGTTCCTACGCGACCCTCGCTGATCTCAAGACCCGGGCGAACCTCGGCACCGCCACCACGGATGACACGCTGCTCGGGGACATCTGCGACCAGATCAACGGCTACATCGAATCGCCTGCGGCGACCGGGCGCATCCTCGCCCCGATCTCCGGCACCCCCGCCTACACCTTCGACGGCGACGGTGGCACGGTCCTCTGGTTCCCGACCGGCATCCGCACGGTGACCACGCTGGAGGTGGCGCTCTACACCGGCGCGACCTACGCGACGGTGGGGACGGCCGACTACTTCCTCCGGCCCCACGAGCAGGACCGCGACAACGGCTGGCCGGCCCTGCGGATCGAGTTCAGCGACCGTCCGACCGGCTCGTATGCCCGCTTCCCCGTGGGCTACGACACGGTCCGGGTGACCGGGACGTTCGGCTGGGCGGCGATCCCCGACGAGATCACCGAGATTGCCCTCGTCGCCGCGGTGCGGGCGTGGCACGCGCGGGAATCGGGGCAGACGGACATTGTCGGAACCGATGAGTTCGGCAAACCGCTCGTGTCGCGGTTCTTCTCGGCGCGGGACTACGCCACCCTCAAGTCGTATTCCGCCGGCGGCTACCGGATCCGTTGATGGACATGATGGCGATCTGCAACGGCCTCGCGGCCCGGTACGCCCCGGGCACGATCGCCACGCCCTCGGGCAGCGAGCCGATGCGCTCGTCGGTCGGGCAGGCAGAGAACTCCGTCCCCGCGACCCCCGCGTTTGTGGTCATGCCCCAGACCGGCGAGATCGTCCTCGAGGCCGGGGCGTGGACGCAGACCCACCAGATCGATGGCATCTTCCTCCTGTCCAAGGCGCCCGGCGACATCGCCCGCATCGAGCTCCAGCGCCAGCTCTGGCTCCCGACCCTTCTCACCGCGACGCTCTCGGGCTACACGCTCAGCCTCGCGGGAACGGTCAAGTCGGCGCTGCCGATCGGCTACGAGTTCCAGGTCTACCCGTACAACGGCACCGACTACGAAGCGATCGTTATCCACTTCGAGGTCATCGTCCGCGAGACGGTGTCGATGGCGGCATGAGCAACGTTACGATCCAAGGCGTTGACGGTGTCCAGCGGATGCTGCGCGACTACATGAGCCCGAAGCTGCCTAAGCGGATGCAGGACGCCACGAAGGCCGGGGCGGAGGTGTTCAAGGCTCCGCTCAAGGCGGAGGCTCGCCCGCTATCGAAGCGTCTCGCCCGGGCGGTGTCGGTCCGCAAGGCACGTAGGGATAGGCCGGCGACGATCGTCACCTTCCGGCCCAAGGTCGCGTTCTTCCGGCACTTCATCATCGGCGGTACCCGCGCCCACGGACCCCGCAAGGCCAAGGCGCTCGTGTGGTCGAAGGGCGGCGAGGTCATCGTGGCCCGGCGTGTCCGAGGGGTACGGGCGAACCCGATCGTCGCCCGTGTTGCCTCGCGCCTGGAACTCCAAGCCTACGCGGCCATCGACCGCTCGCTCGATAAGACGGAGACATGATGGATCTTCGCTACGTCGGCAAGGGCCGATTCCTCGTCGGGATCCCGGCGGCGGACATTCCCCACTCCTCACTCGCCACCCTCGCCGCTCGGCGCAGCGAGACCGTGGCTGAACTCCAGCGCCGATTGCTGGCCTCTGGCCTATACGCAAGGAAAAAGGAGTAGGTAGATCCCGGCCTGCCCGAGTGCGAGTGAAGGCAGGACCACCGGACCCCTTACTCGCAGGGAGTTTCGATGAGCGAAGCGGTCTTCAACGTCGTCTCGTTCGGCCGGCAGGCGGACATCGCCACAGCCGTCGCCGCGAGCGTGGTATTCCCGGTCGAGGCGGGCTTCCTCGGGTTCGAGCTCGACCGGGCAACGGACAGCCCAGATGAGGACGTGGGCTCCACCTCGCGAGAGTACCCGGGGCGCGAGAGTCACGGCGTTCGCTGGGCCACGACGAGCCTGCCGATCGTCGGCCGGTTCGAGGACTTCATGCATCCGCTCGAGATGCACGTTGACACGATCGGGACCCCGACCGGCACGGCGTCTCCGTACTCGTGGGTCTACACCTTCGACGAGACCGGCAACCTCCTCAACACCGCTCTCAAGCCGTACACGATCGAGTACGGCGTGGACGGCTCGACCCAGGACGAATGGCGGGCTGTGGGTGTCATCGCGGACACCTTCGAGTTCGGCTTCGACGCCCTCTCGGCACCCGGGAACATGATGTGGCGCGGCACCCTCGGGCTCGTCGCGATCGACCGCGAGGCGAACGCCCTTACCGGCACCGCGACCGCTCCCACGACCCTCGAGACGATGGAGGGCCACCTCACCAGGTTCTACGAAGGCACGACCTCGACCGCCTTCGGCTCGCTCGCGGAGATCACCGGATCGATCAAGCAGTTCCAACTGCGCTCCGGTGTCAATGCCGTGGGCCGCGCCTACGGCAGCACCTCCGACACCGCGGCATCGATCGGACGATCCGCCAAGGGCACGATCGAGTTCGACGCGCTGATCGGTATCAGTGCCACGGCGAAGTCTGACATCCATGACATCTACAACGTGTCGGGCGGCCTCGCCACCGAACGACGTTGGCGACTGGTCGTGGATGGGACCGGGGTCAACTCGCTCACCTACGACGCCCGGGTCAGGTTCCGCTCGGTCAACATCGGCGAGCACGAGGGCGAGCGCCTCTACGCCGTGAACGGCGTCTGCGTCTACGACTCGACCCTCGCGGGACGAGGGCAGTTCACCCTCGTCAACGCAGTCAGCGCAATCCCGTGAGCAGGTTCGCTGATACCAACGCGACGAAGCGGTTCGTCCTCGGGCCGTGCGACTGTGATGACAGCCCGCACGACGAGGACTGGATGGACCTCCGCACGCAGTTGTCGGGGTTCGAACTCATCGAACTTCAGCAGGCGGAGTCGATCATCCCCCGTCTCCGGGCGGTCATCGTGGAATGGAACCTTCTTGATGGCACGGAGGCGGCGCCGATCGATGACGCCCACCTCAGCCGATTGTCTCTTCCGACCCTCAACCGGATCGGCGAATGGTGGTCTGAGATCGCGGCGGGGTTCGTACTCCCAAACGAGTCCGGCGCTCCCTCTCCGAATGGTTCGCGGGGGAGCGCATCCCGCATCCGGACGATCAAGACGAAAGGCTGACGTATGACGCCCTGCTCTCGCTCCGCGGATGGGGTGAGGCGGAGTTTCGACACGCCTCGCCTGACCTCCACGACGCCGCGAGGTTTGCTCTCTACGCGGAGCGGATGATGCCGCTCTTGCAGCAGGCCGAACGGGTGCGGGCTGGCCCGCTCGATCCCGCGAACGCGATGGCGAAGGTCGCTGCCGGACAACTGATTCCGCTCTATCGCAGCCTCCTCTACCCGGAGGACGACGATGGCTGAACGTGAGCTCTCGATCCTCGTTCGGGCGAAGGGGGCGGTAGAGGCCGCCCGAAACATCGGCAAGGTCAATAGCGCCGTCGGGAATCTCGGCCGAACCGCCGGGCAAGGCGTTCAGACCGCCGTCAACAACATCACCCGGATCGGAGTCGTCGCGGCGGGCGTCATCGCCACCCAGGTCTATGCCGGTATCCGGTCCCTCGAGGAGCTCGAGCGGGTCACGAACGCGACCGAGGGTGTCATCAAGTCCACCGGCTCGGCCGCGGGCGTTACCGCCAAGCAGGTCCGGGACCTGGCCCAATCGCTCGAGGGCATCACGACCGCGGACGACAAGGTCATCCAGTCGGGCGAGAACCTGCTGCTGACGTTCACGAACATCGGCAAGGATGTCTTCCCGCAGGCCACCAAGGCGATGGTCGACCTCGGCATCGCGATGGCTCAGGGCGACGTTGAGAACGCCGACTTCAAATCGTCCGCCATCCAGATCGGCAAGGCCCTCAACGATCCGATCAAGGGCATCACCGCCCTCACTCGGGTCGGCGTGTCGTTCACGAAGGAGCAGAAGGAGCAGATCAAGACCCTCGTCGAATCCGGCAAGACGATGGAGGCGCAGAAGATCATCCTCGGCGAGCTGGAACGAGAGTTCGGCCAGGCCGGGGCGGCGGCGGGCAAGGGCTTCGGGGCCGACATTCGACGGGTCAAGGACGCGGTCGAGGATGCCCAGCAGGCCCTCGCAACAGGCTTCCTGCCCCTCATCCGCAGGGTCACTGATGTCCTGTCGCGCGAGCTCGCCAAGCCCGAGACGATCGCAGCCATCCAGAGCTTCGGGGAATCCCTTGCCGGCGGGCTCGACAAACTCATCGCCGTTGCGAGTGGTCTTCCGTGGGGGTCGATCGGCGATGCAATGAAGCTCGCCGGGCAGGGAGCCAAGGCGGCGCTCGACCTGTTCACCTCGATGCCGCCGTGGGTCCAGACGGCTGTCCTGACCGGCTGGGGGCTGAACAAGCTCACCGGAGGCGCGCTTGGGTCGATCGTCGGGCAGCTCGGGTCTGGTCTCGTCAAGGGCGTCCTCGGCATGAACGCCGGGGTCGTCAACGTCCGCGGTGCGGTCGTCAACACCGTGGGCGGCGGGGTCGGTGGTATCGGTGCGACTGGCGGGGGCGGCTTGCTTGGCAAGCTCGTCAAGGGTGCGCTCGGGGTCACGATCGTCGGGCTCACCGCCGAGGCGGCGTTCCAACTCTCGGGGCTCAACGACCCTAGACACCAGCTCCCGCCCGGTCAGACCAACCGCTTCGGCGGCACGACCTTCCGGGGCACGAACGTAGCCTCTGAACAGCTCGCCAACCTCGAAGCCGGGGCGGCGCGCGCTCGGGAGAGGATCGCAGGCGGAGAGCGCGGGAAGGTCGAGGAGCAACTCGCCGACATCGAGGCGGAGATCGCCAAGCTCCGCGGTGACGTCCAGACACAGACGGCCAGGTCGGCCGGCGATCGGCGGGTTGTCCCCGACCTCGCCTTCCAGTCCCTTGCCGATTCGCTGGCGCAGACGTTCGGAGCTCACGAGACAGCG